ATGGCTAAAAAGTTAAAGTTTGATAAAAGAAAAATATCACAAGAACTTGAATGTAACTTTTTAGGTTCGGGGGATAGTGTTATACCTGCCGAAACCATGAAAAAAATAAAAGAAAATCATATTAGAGAACCTGAAAATAAATTTATGGGAGGTGCTCTTTGGCAATGGAAAGAACCTGTAAGTGGTCATAGATATATTATGGGTGTTGACGTATCAAGAGGGGATAGTGAGGATTTTAGTACATTATCTATTATTGATTTTGATAATAGAGAACAAGTTTTAGAATATATTGGTAAAGTCCCGCCTGATGTTTTGGCGGAAATTGCATTTAAGTGGGGGACAATGTATAGTGCATTTATTGTTATTGACATTACCGGAGGTATGGGTGTCTCTACATCTAGAAAATTACAAGAATTAGGTTATAAAAATTTATATATCGATGGGGTCAATCCTGCCGATAAATGGAAATGGGATCCAAAATCACAAGATAAAATACCAGGAATTAACTTTAATTCAAAACGTGTTTTAATTATCCAAGCCTTTGAAGAATCGTTAAGGTTTGATTTTGCTTTGAGGTCACAAAGACTATTTAACGAATTAAATACTTTTGTTTATGTTAACGGTAGACCTGACCATCAAAAGGGCCAACATGATGATTTAATCATGGCATTTGCGATGGCTATATTTGTTGGTGAGACTTCTTTTGCTCAATTAGAAAAGGCGACGGAACAAACAAAGGCGATGTTAGAATCATGGACCTCTGAAACAAATATGTTCAAAGACAGTTCTCAAAATTTTAATCCTGGTGTTCCTGTAGATATCTATAATACTATGAACTATGGTAGACAACAAGTAACTAAAAGTGATTATGAAAAGTATTTATGGTTATTCGGTGGTAGAACAGTTTAATTTATAACAACTAACACTATTATTTAATTAAAAAAATTATGGCACAAGATAAAATGACAGTATGGCAAAGATTAGGTAAGGTTTTCGGACCTAGTGCCACCTTAGACCAACAAGCACCTGTTTTTAAGTTTGATAAAAAAGAACTACTCAAAACTACGGATAAGACTGAGTTTGAAAAAGAAAAATTACAAGCACAGCAAACTATGTACATTGGTAAACAATGGCAAAAAGTTGAGGGTAATCTATACCAACAGGCGGTTTATTATGAACCAACAAGAATGGCGTCATATTATGATTATGAATCAATGGAGTATACTCCTGAGATTTCTGCCGCACTAGACATATATGGGGAGGAGTCTACCACACCTGATAAAGATGGTCATATTTTACAAATTTATTCAGAATCAAAAAGAATTAAATCGGTATTGGCCGATTTGTTTAACAACAAATTAGATATTAGTACAAACTTACCTATGTGGACAAGAAATACTTGTAAGTTTGGGGATAACTTTGTTTATTTAAAATTAGACCCAGAAAAAGGTGTAGTTGGTTGCCAACAATTACCTAATATTCAAATAGAAAGATTAGAAAAAGGGATGAGGTTCCAACCTGATAAGTACTCACAAGAAATGGAGAATGATGCTTTGAAGTTTACTTGGAAAGAAAAGAACATGGAATTTAATACATGGGAAATTGCTCATTTTAGAATTTTAGGTGACGATAGAAAACTACCTTACGGTACTTCTATGTTGGAAAAATCACGTCGTATTTGGAAACAACTTTTATTATCTGAAGATGCGATGTTAGTTTATCGTGTATCGAGAGCACCTGAAAGAAGGGTGTTTAAAGTGTTTGTTGGGAATATGGATGATAAAGATGTTGACCCATATGTACAAAGAGTTGCTAGTAAATTTAAAAGGGACCAAATTTCAGACCCACATACAGGTAACGTTGATATGAGATATAACCAATTAGCGGTAGACCAAGATTACTTTATACCCGTTAGAGATGCCGCAGCAACAAACCCAATAGAAACATTACCTGGTGGTGGAAACTTGGCAGAGATTGCGGACATTGAGTATATCCAAAAGAAACTTGTAACGGCATTAAGAATACCTAAAGCGTATTTAGGTTTTGAAGAGGCGGTTGGTGATGGTAAAAACTTATCATTATTAGATATTCGTTTTGCAAGAACAATTAATAGAATTCAAAAATGTATGATTGCCGAATTAAACAAAATTGCAATCATTCACTTATTCTTATTAGGGTTTGAAGATGAATTAACAAACTTTACATTAGGATTACATAACCCATCAAAACAATCTGATTTATTGGGTATTGAATTATGGAAAGAAAAAATCACATTATATAAAGATGCGGTTGCTGAGATTCCAAACACGGTGTCTCCTGTATCTGCATCTTGGGCTAAAAAACATATATTAGGATTCTCTGATGATGAGATTAGATTAGACATACAACAACAAAGAATTGAAAGGGCAGTTGCTGCTGAATTAGGTAAAACCGCCGAGGTTATTACTAAAACGGGATTGTTTGATAATATTGATAAGTTATATGGTAAAAAAGATGGTGAACCGGCAGGTGAAGCAGGTGCTGAGGCAGGTGCTGAGGCAGGTGCAGATATGGGTGCAGCAATGGGTGGAGCACCAGAAACCCCTGAAGCACCGGCCGATGCAGGGGCAGCAGTAACTCCCGAAGGTTTTAACAAAAATGATTTGAATATATTATTAGAAGAAAATTTGTTTGGGGGAGGAGATTATATGGATTTAGCAAAAGGAAGAAATTCATTATTAGAAATCAACGATAAATTGAAGGATTTACTAAGTTAGTAAATATTTATAATTAAAAACATTATGAACACGTTCGGAACAATCAAAACAAAAATAGAAAATGCGTCCGTTGACCAATACGGCAAACCAACTTTTAAAACATATATGAATCAGTTAAAATCTATGGTTTTAGAAAATAAGGATTTAGCGGAGCTGTATTATATTTATGACGACCTTTCACAAAAAAAAGGATTAAGTAATGATATCGCAATTGATTATATTAACGAATCAATTGAATATTCTCAAATTCTACTTGAGAATAACGAACGAGAACTTATGAAAGTTGACAAATGGATTTCTTCAATTAATAAAGGAACTGAAAACAACTATAAAGATTTAGATATAACCATATATAACAAATCTATTAAAAATTTAGAGACAGTATTAGAATCTAAAAAAAGAATTATTAATACTATTATTTCTGAAGATAAAAAACAAATTAAAGAATCTATTAATTTACCACTTAACACCATGTTAAAAGTGGCTAATGATAAATTAAATAAAGAGTTATTAAACATTAGTGAATCAGAAAGAAAAGAATTGTTAGATTTATCTTTGTTATCTGAAAATGAAATAAAATCAGAAATTGATACTTTAAAAGAAAGTGTAATATCTAATTTAAAAGTGTCATTAAATGAATCAAAAGAAAATGATTTAAAAGAAACTATAGAGAACACAATTAAAAAAATTAACGAGTCTAAATACGACAAATATAATTTATATAAATTAAGAAAATTAAACAAAGGTTTATGATTAATTTTTTTAAATCTATGATGGAGGGGGCGAATGGTGGGATATCCTCAAAAAGATTTGTTGGATTAATGTGCTCAATATCGCTGGTTATATCACTTTTTATCTCTATGTTTAGTTGTGGAAAATACGAACCTTCACCACTTTTAGTTGAGACAATTGGGTTATTAACTTTTGGTTGTTTAGGGTTAACCTCTTTAGATTTTTTTACACAAAAAAAAGGAGATAAAAAATAATTAGGACTCTAAAGTTTTCTTTTTTTGTAGATAACTTGCTTTTTTATTTTGTTCTCTTTTTTTGACTGATTTTTTAGTAAATTCTTGACGTTCTCTTAATTTTTCTAATTGTTTTGTTTTATACACTTTAAACTTATACTGTTTAAGGGCTTGTTCAATAGATCCGGCATTTTTTACCTTAATAATAATCATATATTTTTTTTGTTTTTATATATAAATATACACACTTTTCTGAATTTTGACAAATTTTATTTTTTCACTTACATTTATTAAAACAATAAACCCATAAGGTATGAAGAATGAAAAAAGGAAAGACATCAAAACTAAATGTTTTTGATGATGCAAAATGTCACTACGGAACCGTTGACTCAAAAAATTTTAAATCAGTTTACGTAGTATTACAAACATGGATTGAACCCATAAAAGAAGACCAAAATTGGAATAAACTAATTGGGGAAATAAAAAGACAAATACAACATACGTTATTAGAAGTAGTAGACCATCAAACTTTTGAAAGAAAACAAATTGTAGATTTAGACTTACGAACAAGTGGTATACAAAAAAATAAAAAAAGTTTTTTAAATCTTGAAATCACTTTGTTTATACATAATCAATCAATAGATTTTAAATCATTAATTTTAAGAGACAAAATTAAAAGAATTCTTATGTCTGTATATATGGACGACTTAAAAAACAGTAAGTATTTTACATTAAGTAAAACAAAAATAAAAGAATTTATAAATGACTAATATTTATCTAAAAAATATATTATGAGAATATTAGGACCAAACGATACAGGTAAAGGAATTTTAGTTGAGTGGGATGCTGGAATTATTAATCCAAATGAACCAAGAAATGTCGATGTAATTAAAGAATCATA